GGGATCAGAAATACGTTATCTCAATTCCATCAGCACTAGTGTCAATACCATAGCCAAGCCAATCGCAAGAATCCCGATTCCAAACATTACGCCGAGAAGCAGAGGGTGTTTCCACAAGGCTCTAATCCGGTAGCTACACTCACTGGAAATCCACCATAGCAATATCCAAGCCAGTTCTAAAGATCATGTGCCGAGCAAGCCAGTGCAATGAAGCGGTCTCTGAGGCGGTCTCATATTTCTTCTCGGAGCCCCCAACAAAGGTGGGTATTCCCTACATTCGGGCGAAGCTCCGAAATAATGGTCCCGCTCACAACCACCCACCTTGTCGCCTCACTCTCGCAAAAATCATGTACTACCTCTTATGGCACATTCTTGAAGAAAACGTGGTGCCCCAACTTCAAGGTCTGTGTGGCACCCTTCACCCAAGTCGGCGCCTTCGGCATGGTCGTCGCGTAATAGTGCGTCGCGCCACCGGTAGGATCTGGAACCTTCCCATCGATCACCTGGTCAGCGGCAATCCGCGCCTGAGCCAGCTCACGGAACGCAATCGCCTTGGCGCCACTCAGGTAGGCGAAGTTCGGGTCGCTCTTGTTCCAGCAACTGAACTGGTACGCCTTCTGGCACACACCAGCAATGCCTTCGCCCCACCAGTCTGGCTTTCCGTCGTTGTGCAGATCCATTTCAACGCGATTGCGAATGGACCAAGCTACGGCGATCTGGCCGGCAGTTCCCTCACCTCGGGCTTCGCCCCACAGCGTTCGGGCGAGAATGTCGCGGTCTCTTTCAGTCACGGTCATACTTTTCTCCAGGCTAAAAAAAACCGCTCAACGCGGCCGGGCTCCATCAGTCCATCGTGCTATAGCGGGCTTTGAATATTCGCCGTCACCAGGTACGCCACGAGGCGCGGATCATCCTCGTCGACCTCGCCCATGTTCGGCCAAAACGCCGGGTCTTGATCGCAGGAAAACACCCCAATGACCGCTTCCTTTTGGTCGCTTTCAAATTGAACGAACGTGTTCATAGACGATACCCCGAAGAATAAATGTTATAGGTGGGCGTACCCGCGGTGCTCTGGCTGGTGAACATGATTTGCTGGGCAATGGTCAGCGGAAGGTTGGCATAGTTCACGGTCATGGCCTGCCCGGCCGCCGCCACAAACGTCAGGTTCTGCTGACCCACCTGAGATGCATCCGGGAAGATCGTCAAGCTCAGCGACGAGACTCCCGAGCTGCCGGCCGACATTTCACCGAAGATCGAGACCGCGTTACCCGGTACCGCACCGGCGATTGCAATCGGGTTGTTGGCCACACTGGCCGACCCGGAATACAGCGTGACCAGATTGGTGAACACATCCCGGCCTTTGACGCTGACCGGTTTGAACTGGCCAATGGCGTTGGTTGGCACCACCGTCAACAGCGCGGAGGCGGTATAGCCCGCCGGCATGTTTGCGCCGCCGTAGACCGTCGGCATCAAGGCGTTTGGCGAGTTGACGGCAAGGATGCTTGAGACGCCAGAGGTTGGGTTAAAAATCGCGTACAGCGCCACCCAGCCATTAACTGGCGCCGCCCCAGTATCCATACCGCCCGCGCCAGTCGTGGCCAGGTTGATAGATTTGCTATAGCTGGCAACGCGATAGACCTGGCTGCCAAGCGCTGCGCCCACAATGATTTCGTCGGCAGTCACAAGGGCAGATGCCGTGGCCGTAGCCACTGTCATCTTCAGGTTTACGGTAGAACCAACTACCCCGGCTGACAGCGACCTGATTGCTCGTAATACTTGGTTCTGTGTGCCCTTTACTGGAGTTACCGCGCCGGCGGCAAGAATACTCATAAGCTCTTCTTGCACATCGTTCAGCCAATCATCGGTAACAAGCGTGGCTTGGATACCGCCGACCGGATCACCGTCCGTGAACTTGTTATCGACCGTGGCCCCTGCCCCATCAATTCTGTGCATGCGTTATTCCCCGTAGGCGAAGAGCGCAACTGTGTGCGCTGGCTTCAATTGATTGATTTTGCATTCAAGGGTGTCGTTACCCCATGTGCGTAGCCGCTCACCGGCGGCGGAAAGACCGGCTCTAAATTCTGTGACGCTTACTGCGGGCGCCCGGATCAGCCAAGTGAACGCCCAAGGACCATTGGTCAAGGCATCGCCTGCGACAGATATACCCGCCCTGAAGGGCCTGAACTCTTCGATCGTCACCGTGTAGCCGAGCGATGCGGCGATGCCAATGAAGTAACCAGGCGACTGCCCACCAGTACTGGTGAGCTTTGTCAGCAGCGCGTTGCGCCTACCCTGTATCGTTTCCTCGAGTGCTCCGGAGCATTTGTCGGGTAGCCCGGTCACGCGTTCCCAGTCAGGCAGCATCTCCAATGTTGATGCTGGGTTTGCCTCCTGCGGCAAAACACTGGCTCGCCCATCGACACGCGCAAGCTCGATCGACATGCCGTCCAAAAGGTCATGCAGTGTTGTACCGGGGTCGCGTGGGAAAGCTTGTCCAGGGGGAAGCAGCGCTTTCAGCTGCTCCCTGTATTCAGCAGCTGTTGGCATTGCGCCTCCTACAGGCTGGAAAAGGTGAGCGTGCCGAGAGTCGCCATGTGGCCAGTGGCGTGCGCAACATCAGCCGTTGGTGAAACGATCTGGTTGTTGTTTTCACCGGCGGCCAAGGACACGGCCTCACGCAAGCGGCTGATCAGGATCAAGCCACCAGGTGCAGAGTCTCGGTCGATCAGGTCTGCCAATTCGGCGCGCACGGCGTTTTGGACAGCTGCTGTGTTAGGTGAAAGCTTGATGTTCATATCGAGCGAATCGGCAACTGGCGCGACGACGAACACCTCGGCAGTGACTGGCCGGCGAGCGTTGATGTAAGCCTGAACCTCGGCCACCTTTGCAGGTGATGGGATAATACTCACGTCCTCATCGCATACGAACAGCACGGTCACGGTGCCTGCCCCCATCTGCAGCGGGTAGACCCAAACACGCGTGACGCCCGCCACTTCCAACGCCCACTGCTCGTATTCAGTGGCAGCGCCACCGTGTGGTGGTTGCTGAATCCGCGCCAGTAGACGGGCCAACAGCCGCTCATCAGACTCAACGTCGATACCGCCTTCGAACTTGGTGCTGGTTGCGCCGGTCGATTGAACGCCTGCGACCGGAGACAACAGAAAGATCGGCAAACCCGTGCCAAAATTACCCGCCTCGCCGGCCTCCAGCGCCAAGGCCGGAAAGCTCAACGCTCCGCTGCTGAACACTGAGTCCGCTATCGCTTTGTATTGAACTCCGTCCTGACGCTGCACAATCGTCCCGGTGAAAATGGTGGAGTCAGCGCTCCCCGGAAAGACAACCTGCCCTGAAGCGAACCCGGCAGTTTTGCGAATCACCTTCCAGATCGCGGCCCAGCGCTCCAGATATTCCTTCTCAGCAGTGTCGATAATCGATTGCTTGGCGATCCAGTCGAGGTAGCCATACAGCATATGGACCGCTCCGGCTTCAGACTGACCGACGATGCCGAGCAATGAACGGCGGAGCACGGCACTGTCGACGCCAGTCACGCGGCTGCTGATATCGGTGATCACGCGGTCGATCAGCTCGGTCAGTGTTGGTCGAGCAAATGGCATCAGGAAGACCTCTTCGCGGCTTGAGCCGCCCATTCGTAATTAAATCGGTAGCGAACCGGTGAGCCAGTTGGCCGGAATATATCGACGAGGATCAGCATCCAACCCTGGGCCACAAACTCGGCGGTGACCTCGACGCGGGTGGCGACCAAGTCTTCTACCATCCAGGCCAATGCCTCCCGGCAATACTGCTGGGCGCGACCAAGGATCTGCGGCAGCTGCTTTTCCCGAGCCAGAAGCCACAGAAGCGAACCAGTATTGTCAGAAGGCGTGGCGTTGGCGATGTCACCCCAGTAGCCGCGCAGGTCATCCTGCGGAAGATCGACGGGGATCTGCTCAGGACTGGCCCGGCGATCAGTGAAGAGACTGATAATCACGGCAGTCTGCAGGCCGTCGTCGCGCTCCAGATCGAAGCCTGATAGCAGCAGTGCACCGCCATTTTCGGTCATTACCATCGCAGCATCGGCCATCAGACAGGCACTCCTGAATTTCCACTGCCAGCTGTAACG